GCAACTATCGCGGCTGGGAATGAGTTCTCGTTTCTAGGTCAAGCGGATTTGCCTTTAATCGACCCAACCTTGTTGTGGGGCGGCCAAGTCGGTGGTTTGATTGATGTTGGTCCTTCGAAAGGCGTTCGAGCCGGTATGCCTGAAAACATTATGTCTGTGACAGGCACTTACGACTTTGGTGACGGCTTCGCTGTCAGCGGTAGCGTAGTTGACGTAGACGCGGTTGCATCCGGTCAGTCTTTCGCAGTTACTCTTCCTGCGTACACGCTAGTTAATCTTAGCATGAGTTATGATGCTGAAGACTGGTCTGTTATTGTTGCAGCGAAGAACGTTACAGATGAGCGTTACTTCCGAGCAAACTTCCCAGACCTATTTGGTACTACGGTTGTTCTACCAGAACTGCCGCGACATTATCAGGCGAAACTATCTTATCGGTTTTAACAAAAGGGGCTTCGGCCCCTTTTTTAATTCTTTAACAAATCTTTATAAAATCTTAACAAAACTATGTTATACTATCCCCTGTGAAAAAGTTCACAAAGCCTCTGGAGATATAACATGAAAAAGAATTGGAAAGAAACACTTGTGGCCCTCGTATTTATAGGCTCAGTATTTATGTTTTTAAGTTTAGACATTAAAGCTGCACCTTATGTTGAGTACAAGAATGAGTACGAGCTGAAAGAGTGGAGCCATACAAAGACTACTAATCACTTACGTCTCGGGTATAAGGCAAAAAATAATTTTTATTTTGAAATTGGCGCCATGACGAAGGGCCATAGTTATGAAGCCGGATACAAGTTCAAGTTCGATGGTGTAACCGTTAAAGGAAAACTAGAGACTAAAGATACTGGCTCTGCCAAGACTAAGGTTGAAACTGAAGTTCGCTATACCTTCTGAAAAAAATATCTTGACATTTTTGTTCTCTATTAGTATAATTGGTTTTATGATAACGTATTATATAAACGATGATGGACGTATAAATTTTAAAGATGGATCGAGTTACGTTAGTCTTCTAAACAAACATGATGTAGAGCCTGCAGAAGTAGTTAATCAATATATTGTTAAAAAAGAGCAAGAAGAAGAATGGCTACAGAATCTAAAATAATAACAGTAGGAAATGGAGTAAGTGGGTTTGCTTGGGGTTATGATTTTGGTCCGCCTATTGGCAGCCCTTATGGTTCTATAAATATCCTCTCTAGCTTAGCTTTTGGGGGTGCCAATGTACGAGCAGTTTCTTGGTTAACAGTCAATTCAGGTACTCTCAGTATAAACCTTGTAGGAGATGCAAGAGGGAGCGGATTTACTCAAGCCGTTGTAAATGGAACTACCTTTACACTAGCTTCGGCTGATTACATTGCTTATTTCTCTAGTAATTATTATGGCCCTTTTACCTCGTATCAGTGGCACTCAGTAAGTAACCCCATAACAACTACAGTAGGTGCTACAAATAGTGTTGTTTTTACATACTCTACCGTATATGGAGCACGTGTGTGGGATGCTAGTAATAATCTTATAATGAACACGACGGACACTTTAGGTTTTATAAAAAGTTATTTTACAGGCAGTTTAACTAATTTACAGACTAAAAACGTAACAGTACCTACTAAAACTTCTGGAGATGTTTTAATGGATCTTAGCTCTAGCGATTTTGTCGAAATGGATTGGACAACAAACACAAATGTACGAGTTTACAATCGACGAAATGGGGCTTCTAGTTATAGTTTTATTATCGTAAATCAAGGGTTTTGAATGGCTTACGGAATTTATATAAAAAATACGTCACAAGAAATTCAAATTTCTGAAAGTTATCAAAACTATATTCTTCATAGTACAGGCTCTGTTACTGTTGCTGGTTCCACACTACAAAACTCATCAGATAACTCTTATATTATAAGTTTTGGTTCCGCAGGTGCTGGCGTGGCTTCAGATGATATGGTTTTCTGGTATGCGAATAGAGACTTTTTCTGTACAGGAACAACCGGAGGAAGTATAGGCAACGCCTCTACTCTTTCTATGACAGCACATTGGGCCAGATTTGTTAAAGGAAACAGTACTATTACTGCAGGTACTGAGTATGGTATAGAAGTATTTAGCTCCAATACATTACCTGTATTTTCTTCAAACTATAGACCTTTAAAAATTAACTCTGCAAGTTCTCAGGCGGTTTCCATTACTACAGCTTCAGGAACCGGATCTTATGTTTTTGCCGCACCAGCAACTCGGCCTTATAACATAGTACGAAGTAGTGTAAGCAGTGGTTATATTACTTATCCCACTTTTGATTGTGATGGGGCAGGAACCTGGAGTTGGTCAAGAAGTGGGATTAGAAAATTTACCGTAACTAGCACTTATACACGCACACAACCCTATTATTTTTTGAGTTTAGAAATATGAAACAATTTATATATTATGACATTCACGGAGAAATTAAGCAGGTAATAAAATTTGCCGATATGGTCGATCCTGTTCATCCAGAAGACTTGTACTTAATGAAAGTAGATAGAGATCTTCTTGCTTCAGATTTGGTAAAAAAATATGTAAGCGAGGGAATTCTTAGAGATAAGGCTCCTTCTCCTGAAGGACCTTTTTGGTTTTGGCAGTCCGATAATACTTGGTCGTTTCATAGAGAAGATTTCATGTTGCATATTAGAGAGATGAGAAATTTAAAACTATCGGTATGTGATTGGACCCAAGCAAATGATAGTCCTCTTAGTGATGAAAAGAAACTAGAGTGGTATTCTTACAGAGAAGCTTTAAGAAATCTTCCTCTTGAAATTACTACTGAGCAGTCAATTGAAGACATACCTTGGCCAACACAACCCTCTTAAAAAAATGTCTTGACTTTTTGGTCTCAACATAATACAATGAATCCATGAAACTCGTAAAGATGGCACCAGAAAATCTCGAAGTGGCAAATGCATATTTGTCCACGGGGTCCGCGCTAACTGCTGCAGGCAGCCTAGGTGTTACCCCCGACAAAGTTTACGAAGTGCTAGAGAAAAGTGACGTAAAAGACTACATCAACTCGGTTTATCTAGACCAAGGATATCGCAATCGTTTCAGGCTCGCAGAGCTTCTTGATGAAGTAATCGAAAACAAACTTCAAGAAGCTAGAGACTCTGAGCAGTATTCCAGTAAAGACCTCGTTGATATAATTGCACTAGCACATAAAATAACTGTTGACCATACTAAAGAAGCAAAAGCTACTACGAATATTAAACAGCAAAATGTGCAAATCAATTCTCCGTTCGGCGAAGGTAACTATGGAAAGTTAATGGAGAAACTACTTGGAAACCCAGCAGCAGAATGACCTTCTTACAGACTTTCGTACCCACGAAGCAGTCTGTGAAGAACGATGGAAAACTATATTTAATGAAGTAAAGAAAGCTTCGGAAGATAGCCGTATTCGAAACAAAGAAACGCAGCAGTCTCTCGATAAACTTCATAAACTCGTCTGGACAGTAGGCGGAGCCCTTATTCTCTTTTTAGCAGGATTATTGGCATCAGGAAATATACTATGATTTTTAAAAAAGGTAACATGTGGAAGGTAGCTGGCTCATCAGCAAAATATGCTACAGAAGAAGAAGCGCTAAAAGCTGCTGGAATTCACCAAGCAGTAATGAAAGAAGCTCCTGTAGAGAAAACAGAAGAAGCTCCTGTAGAGTGTGAAGAATGTGAATGTGACCCTTGCGAGTGTGATGAAGAATGGAAGTCAGCAGACGAGACATAGTTCTCGACAAAATATTACCAGGTAAGTTTTTAAAAGTACCAATTGAACAATATCTGGAGTTGCTAGGTATAGAGGCAATTCCTTCTCAGGTGGCCTTAATCAATGCAATTAATTCCGATAAGTATCGTTTTATTGTTGGTGCTCTTAGTCGTCGTCAAGGGAAGACGTATATCGGAAATATTATTGCCCAATGCGTCGCCCTCGTTCCAGGATGCCATGTACTTATTGTCAGTCCTAATTACAATCTTTCTAATATCTCCTTCGACCTACAGCGTAATCTTATTAAGCATTTCGACTTAGAAGTAGCAAGGGATAACGCAAAAGATCGTGTAATTGAATTAACAAACGGGTCTACTATTAGACTAGGATCTGTAAATCAGATTGATTCTGTTGTAGGGAGGAGCTATGACTTTGTTCTCTTTGATGAGGCCGCATTGGCAGATGGAGAGACAGCGTTTAATGTTGCTATCCGGCCAACACTCGATAAGCCGGGATCTAAAGCTCTCTTTATTAGTACTCCTCGCGGAAGGAACAATTGGTTTAGCCGTTTTTACAATCGAGGCTTTACTGATGATTTTGAGGAGTGGGTAAGCATTAAAGCAACCTGGCACGATAACCCTAGAGCTTCAGAAACTGATATTGCGGAAGCACGACGTTCAATGTCAACCGCAGAATTTGCTCAGGAATATGAAGCAGACTTTAATGTGTTTGAAGGACAGATTTGGACACTTAACTATGATGAGTGCGTTCAAGACTTGTCGGAAATGGATTTTACAGGCTGCGATGTTATCTCGGGGCTTGACGTAGGTTTTAAAGACCCCACAGCATTTTGTTGTATCGCATATGACGGACACAAATATTATTTAATGGAAGAGTACTATGCGGCAGAACGTACAACTGAAGAACATGCTGGCTTCCTTGGTGAGATCATTGAGAGAAGAGAGGTCGACTATTGTTTTATCGACGCAGCCGCCGCTCAAACAAGATTCGATCTTGCACAGCAGTATGACATTTCTACTATCAACGCCAAGAAATCGGTGGTTGACGGGATTGGTCATGTGGCAAGTCTTATTGATAATGATCGTCTTATCGTAGACTCAAGCTGTACTGAAGTCTTACGAGCATTAGACCAGTATAGGTGGGATCCAAACCCCAACTTGATTCGTGAGAAACCCGTTCATGATTCGGCCTCTCACATGGCGGACGCGTTGAGATACGCACTTTATAGTTTTGAAGAGAACGCTCCAACTTTCTAAACACTGAGTAAAAATAATTCTTGACTTTCAACTGACCTATAGCTATAATGATTAAAATTAGATGGTAGAATTAAAAAGAGACCCAGTAAAATACATAAGAGACAGGGCAAAATCGAAGTACGAGAAGGGTTCTGAATGTCGGATATGCGGCGTCAAGATAAAGTTAGACTTTCACCATTTCCATACTCTAGCTCCATTACTGCGTAAATGGTTAAGTGAGAAGCAAAAGCTTCGTCCAGACCACTACACAGATGAGTACTTAATAATCTGGAGAGACGAATTTATAGATGATAACTGGGCTGAGCTGTATACTGAAACAGTTACTCTATGTCATGACCATCATCTTAAACTACATTCCATTTACGGAAGAAATCCTCCGCTTCACACTGCAGAAAAGCAGAAGCGCTGGGTAGAAATACAACGAGAAAAATATGGCTTGGTATGATTTCTGGAAACAGGAAAAGTTAAATCCCGCGCAAGAAGAGATTGTAGTAAGTCTCGAAGGCTCGGGCCCTATTGCTTCTAGAGAAATTGTACATAACTATAAATCGTACTATGAGTACCTTGAAGTTGTAAATCGTGCCGTAAATATGATTGTAGATGATGCAGCTGAGATTCCATTACGAGTAGGTGAACCAGTTCAAGGATTGAACTCGGTTGTAAAAGGTGTAAGGCGCTCTCGCGTTGACTTATTGTTAAACAGAGAGCCTAACCCTTTTCAAGATATTTCTACTTTTAAGCGAAACCTCATAATCGACTATATACTAGATGGAAATATCTTCATATACTTTGATGGAGTTTCTCTGTATCATCTCCCTGCGAACTACATGGACATAGAGCCAGACAAAAAAACTTATGTGCAAGGCTATACTTTTCAGACAAGCATAGACTATAATCCCAATGAAATCATCCACGTTAAAGAAAACAGCTTTCATAGCATCTATCGAGGAACTAGCCGTTTAAGGGCAGCTCAGCGAAGCATGTCACAGCTTACACGTATGCGTGAGTTTCAAGATAATTTCTTTAAGAATGGGGCAGTACCTGGTTTGGTAATTAAGTCTCCTTCTGTTATCAGTGAGAAAAATAAAGAGAGAATGATTCAATCTTGGGTAACACGGTATAGGCCAGATGGAGGCGGTAGACGCCCCTTAGTGCTCGATGGTGGGATGGAGTTAGACTCAATTTCAAACGTTAATTTTCGTGAGCTAGACTTCGAATCCTCTATTGATTCCGCTAATAAAGAAGTATTAAAAGTACTTGGCGTACCTCCAATTATGCTAGACTCTGGAAATAATGCGAATATTCGTCCCAACCATAGAATGTACTACTTAGAGACTATTCTTCCTATAGTTGAAAAAATGATTAAAGCCTTAGAAAGATATTTTGGTTACACAATAACTCCGGATATTAGTAATATTCCCGCACTTCAGCCAGAGCTAAGAGATTCAGCAGCCTATTATTCTACACTAGTAAACGCAGGAATTATTACACCTAACGAAGCAAGAGAAGCTTTAAACTACGACGAGGTTTTCGGCGCCAGTGAGATAAGAATACCTGCCAACATTGCAGG